GATGTGTATTAGAGAAAGGTTTTGTATATGTTGGTGTTTAGGAGATAGATATTTATATTATGGGTAATTTAGAGAAACAATACTTATCAGATACGAGTGTTTTTGATAGGTCGCTGTATGAGAGTTATGAGCCTGATACAAAATTTGATGGTTCAAATAATGCAGTGTTGCGTATTATCCGAGGACCATTAGCAGAGTGGGATAAGTTAAATCGTAATGGTAGGTTATATTCTGAGCAGTTGTGGGATAGGGTGTTAGAAACACCGTATGTTAAAGAACAGCTTATGTATAATACACTTTTTGGTGAGGCTAATCACCCAGTAGATAGAATGGAAGTAGATTTTGAGAGGGTTTCTCATAGAATTGCTAAGATGTGGAAAGTGCCACAATCAAATCAAATTTATGGTGAGATTCATATTTTAGATACTCCTTTTGGTCGGATTATAAACACATTGTATGAAGCTGGTGGTGTTATTGGATATTCATCAAGGGCTGGTGGTGCTTTACATCAACGTAAGGATTATATTGAAGTAGATGAAAATCAATATAATTTTGTTACATTTGATGCTGTTCCATTCCCGTCTGTACAATCTGCTAGACCTAGTGATTTTGTAACAGAGGGTGCTGATATTCAAAAACACGCTTTAGCAAAAGAAGTTCATAATGCTCTTTTTAAAATTATTAAAGAGTGTGATGAAAAAGACTTTAATAATATTAAGTCTTTTATAAATAGCATTGAAGGTTATGATTTAACACCTGAAAAGTTGTTACTTGAAAGTGTGGAAAATATAACTTTTAATAGTGGTGATGAAGAAGTTATTGTCCGAGACACTATTGAGGACAATAACGAGGAAGAATCGCTTGTAGATACTTTACAAAGTACTTTACAGTCAGTTAAGGCTCAAAAACAATCTTTAGAGAAAGAGAATAGAGGTTTAAAAGATAGCTTAAATAATGCTTTAAATAAAATCTCAACTGTTCTACAGGATGCTAAAGATAAAGAGGTTGCAACACAAGATGAGATTTCAAATCTAAAAGACACTATTGCAAGAAAAGAAGTTAAAATCAACGAGTTGCAAGAAGAGATTGATATGTTACAAGATGAACTTGATAGTTTACAAACTGTCGAGGAGGCTTGTAAGGCTTTGAAGTATCAAAACTCTACTTTACTTAAAGAGGGTGTAGAAGATAACAATAGGGAATTAGAATCAAAGTTATCTGTTAAAGAGGAAGAAAACAAATCTTTGTTGAAAGATAATAAAAATCTTTCAAAAGAAAAAGAAGAGTTACATTCTGAATTAAAAGAGGCTTATGGTGAGATTGCTGATACTGTTAAAGATATTAATAGTAAGGATGCTATTATTAAGGCACAACAAGATACTATTAATTCTTTAAAGAGTGATGTTAAGTCTACACAAGAAGAGTTAGATAAGGTAGATGAGGATTATCAAAGTGCTTTAGATAGACGTGATAATCAAATTGAGCAGTATGAGGAAAGAATTAAAGAGTTAGAAGATAAGATTAGGGAATTGAGTTCAGAGGTAGAAGATATCGATGAGTCATATTCAAAATCAAAATCATACAATAAATCTTTAAAAAATGACTTAATATCAGTTATCGCTGGTAATTATGGTTTAACAAATGAAAGTGTTAAGGCTAAGTTACCTGTAGGGTTTGGTAAGTCTGAAATTTATACTGTATGTGAGTCAATGAGTCGCAATAGTAGTAAAAATTTAATAAGCAATTCTATTGTAGATACTCAAATTGTTAATGAATCAACTAAAAACAGGGTTACTGATATTCATTCTAACAATAGGGGTAGTAGATTAAGTGAAATAATCTCTACAAATAGAAGGGGTTAGAGTGATATATTAGTTTTTAGTTGGTAGTCTATATGTTAAATAAAAATTTTATGGGGAAAGTTATTAATGAAAACTAATATTTACGAACAATATCGTCCATTATTGGAATCTTGGAAAGGTTATACTGATGTTGTAAAACAGCACGTAGATGGTTATTCTGATGTAGAAGCTACACAACTATCTATGTTGCTTGAAAACACTAAATCTGAATTGGAAATGACAAAAGGTCGCATGATGAATGGTACAGCTATTCATGAAGGCACTGATATTTCTATGGTTAATACATTTACATCTAATGTATTTGATATTATCACAGCTGTTATGCCAAATTTGATTGCGAATGATATCGTCAGTGTTCAACCTCTTGACCGTAGGAATGGTCAAGTATTCTTCTTGAAATTCACTTATGGTAATAATAAAGGTGCTATTAAAGCTGGTACTGATATGATTTCATCTCAACGTGGTTTTGTTGGTGGTGATTATAGTGGTGAACACGTAAGTGGTGAATCCTTGACAATCACTTCTAATGCAGTATCTCAAAAAGTATTGCATACTCCAATTAAACCTGGTACATTCCGTTTGACTTCACCTGATAAAATCGGTGATGAATTGTTGGATGTTCCTAATGCAGATGGTATCACAGGTACTATTACAGATACTGCATCTACTGGTTTGGGTGCTGGTACTGTAAACTATGTTACAGGTGGAATTACATTGTCTGGTGTAACAGTTGCACATCTAGAAGCTGATTTTGACTATGACCAAAATAGTTTCGATGCTCCTGTAGACCAAGTTGACGTACGTGTGGTTTCTGAGCCTGTAGTTGCTCGTCCACGTAAATTAAAATCAGTATATATGTTCGATAAACTTTGTGCATAAAGAGTTTCATTTTGTGCAATGTCGCCTTATCATAGAAATATGGTGAGTGATAACTCTACGAATTGCTGGGAGTTCCTAAAGTATAACACACTACAACGTAACTCGAAAGGGTAAGCGTGAAGGTTGCGAAAGCAGAAAAAAGTTGTTATAATACCCTATGATGAAATAAAAGATATTTTAGTATATTTTTACTTAAATATTTCTAAGGGGGATAATTAGAATGGATAATCAGCAGTCAGTGGTTACATATATTGAATGTCCTTATTGTGGTAAGAAGTTAAAATTTTTAAATGCAACTCATCTTAAACGTCATGGTAAAACAGTTAGTGACGTTAAGTCAGAATTTCCGAATCAGTCTTTTGCATCTCAGTCTTATAGGGATAGGCAAAGGGATGACACAAGAGATAGATGGGAAGAAGATGGTTATAGAGATAGAGTTTCTGCTACTTTAAAAATTACACAAAATAGGGAAGATGTAAAAGAGAAAATAGCTAATGGTAATAGAGTTAAATGGTCTGATGAAGATTATAAAAAGAGGGTTTCTAAGAAAATAAGAGATACTCAAAACAGGCCAGATAAGAAATTACATATGTCTAAATTATCATCAAATGCACTACTAGATGGTACAATAGGTAGTGCTAGGTATAGAGTTAGATATTGTGGTAAAGAATTATATTTGAGGAGTTCGTATGAGTTGAGGGTTTTTAATTATTTAGATGAATTAAAAATACCTTTTAAGTATGAGGATACTAGATATGAATATAAATTTGATACATTTAAGTTATGTCATGTAGTAGATTTTTATATTCCTAAATATAATTTAATTATAGAGGTTAAACCTAGTTATAAGTTTAAAGAAAGGTTTATTAAAAATCACAATGAAGAGTATCGAAAAATCATCGCAAAACGTGATGGAGGTATTGCTCTTGGATATAACTATATTTTCATAACAGAAGATAATTTAGACAGTAAGGATTCATTTTATAAAGCTATTAGTAAATATATGTAGTCAAAGATTCAACGACTAACCCAGACATGGGTGTAGGTTATTATGAAAGATGACCGAAGCGTAGAGTACCTAAGTTACGTTAAGTAATATGGTAAAGATATAGTCTGTTCTTATATGAAAGTATAAGTTTTGAATTGTTAAACTTTCATTAAATACAATTCAATTTAACACAATTAGGTTGCATACGATTTGAAAATGTCATTCGGCTTGGACATGGATACTGTTATCCTAAAAGCCACGTCAGGTGAAATTGGTTACGAAATTGATAACGAGATAATGCAGGACTTGTTGAAAATTGCTGGTAGCCAATCTACTTGGAATAAACTTCCTGAGTATAAAGGTCAAGATGTAAAAACACATGAAGCTACATTGTTTAATGCTATCAATGATGCGTCCAATACAATTCTTGGTAACACTAAACGCTATGAAGCTACATTTATTATTTGTGGTAAAAATGCCGCTACTTATATTGAATCCTTGAATACAAATATCGGTCAAGTACGTGAAATCTTCAAACGTGTATCTACAAATGGTATCGTTGGTGGTCCACACTTGGTAGGTATCTTGGATGAAAAATATAAAGTATATAAAAACCCATACTACCCTGATAATGAAATCTTGGTAGGTGCTAAGGGTAAGCAAGTTAGTATTGCTTAGTGATACATTTTGCCCTTGTAAAACCCTGTGAATTGCTGGGACGTGCTAAAGACTGTTATACCAAAGTGTAAAAATTAACAGTATGAGTTGTGGGTTAGCACTCCACAATGATGAAATGTACAATCAGCAGCCTTATATATTTAAAGATAAAATATATGGGGTTCATCGACTATCGAAAGCAGAGATGTAAAGTAAGACTGGTAATTCGGTCAAGGTTGATATAGGTTACATCTTTTAAGTGAGTAGAGTAGGAATTAAAGTTCCGAAGTGCAGGGAGTTATTACTGATAACCTAAAGGTAATAACTATGATATAGTCAGTACTAACAAGAAATATGTTAGTTTAAAAATAAATAGTCAGTTAAAATGTTAGGAAATGTTCATCGAAGCTGGCTATATTTATGCACCATATTTACCGCTTTTCGCTTCACAGTTATTAGTGGATGCAGACTTTAAATCGCAGCGCGGGTTCTGCACACTATACGCAAAAAAAGCAGTTAATAAATATATGTACCATCGTTTGACTTTGGTAGATAACAAACAAGTAGCCGCTAACTAATTAAGGTTATGATAGCTACATAATATTCAGTAATATGTATTGAATATACTTTACAAAACTAAATAATATATCCAATTAATAGAGATGAGTTTTATACTCATCTCTATTTTTATTTGAATATCTTTGTGTTTATGTTGTATAATTTAAATGTACATAGATGTAAGACATTGTAAAATAATGTAAAGTTAATGGGAGGATATATTGATAGTGAAAGATATTTTAGCTAAAGATGGGTTATTAGATGGGATACCTACTGATAAGAGTTGTAATTTAGTTGTATTGTTTTCAGGTGGATTTGATTCTACTGCTTTACTACATATGGCTGTTAATACTAAGAAGATAAACAAAAATATAAAAACAGTATATGCTTTATATGTTAAGAGTAATTTACTAGATGAAGGTAAGGTTGAGTTAGAGAGTAGTCATGTAGATGATTTTATTTCATATATTAATCAAGATGAAGAATTAGTAAAGTTAGTTACTTTTGAGAGTTCATTTAGTGAGTTAGAAGAGTATTCTTATAGTGTAAATTCCTATGATTTAATTTTTATTAATGCTATTAATTCAGTAGTACATATGATAGGTGGTGCTGATATGAATATAGTATTAAATGGCTCTTTAGATAGGGATTCTAGGACATATCATTTACCTTATTATAAGAAAATGATAGAAGATTTTAATCAAGAATTTAGAGGTGTTGACATACATATGGTGTTTCCTTTTATACAGTCGGATAAGCCTAGAATTCTAGATTACTTAATCAACAATAATTTATATCAATATTGTACTTGTTGTGAGAGTCCTAGTAGTGATGAGTTTTGTAATAGTTGTAAAGGTCATTTAGAGGGTTTATTTGGTTTGTTATTAGCTTATAGATTATATGGTGATATTGAGTATAACGAGAGTAATGTAGATTTTGTTGAAGAAGAGATAAATAGGATGTTGGGAGTTGACATTTGATGGGTGATAAACCAAATTTACAAGGTGGTAAGGTTAAAAAGAAATATTATCATAATGGAATTGTTAATAAAATGTTTGAGGAGGGTAAACAGCCTGATGGGTTTGTGTTAGGGATGTTACCACGCACAAAAGAAAAACAAGATGCTATTAATAAGAAAAGGGCAGAGACTACTTTAAAGAAATATGGGGTATCTCATGTATCTCTCATTAATGAAGTTAAGGAAAAGAAAAAGAAGGCTTTATTAGAGCGTTATGGTGTAGATAACCCATCAAAATCAAAAGAGATACAGGCTAAAAAGAGGGATATATTTATTAAAAAGTATGGTGTAGATAGTCCTATGAAGTCTGATATAATTAAGCAGAGATTTAAAGATAATTATAATAAAAAGTATGGTGTAGATAATCCTTTTCAGTTAGATGTTGTTAAAGATAAGATAAAAGATACTAATAGAAAGAATCTTGGAGTAGATTATCCTACTCAATGTCAAGAAGTTAGAGATAAGGTACGTAATACTTTTATGGAACGATATGGTGTACCTTATTATTTTATGTTGACTAGGGAATGGTTAGATGCTAATGACAGTAAACCTAACAGAGATTTTGCTGAGTTGTTAGATATTAATCACATTAAATATGAACGTGAATTTAGGTGTGGAAAGTATTCTTATGATTTTAAAGTTGATAATACATTGATTGAAATAAACCCTACTGCTACACACAATACTCATTTTAGTCCATATGGTGATAAATATGTTAAGGATAAAAACTATCATAGAGATAAGACTAAGTTAGCTAATGAAAATGGGTATAATGTAATTCATGTGTTTGACTGGGATGATAATAGTAAGATTATTAATCTTCTTAGAGATAGAGATACAATATATGCTAGAAAATGTGATATACGATTAGTTGATAGTGTAGAGTGTAATCAATATCTTATGACATATCATTTACAGGGTAAGTGTAATAATCAAACAATTAGATTAGGATTATATTATGATAATCAGTTAGTGTCATTAATGACTTTTGGTAAGCCTAGATATAATAGTAGATATGAATATGAGTTATTGAGATATTGTGCTAATTATAATGTAATAGGTGGTGCTGAAAAAATATTCAAGTACTTTGTAGATAATTACAAACCTAATTCTATTGTATCTTATTGTGATACTTCTAAGTTTAGTGGTAAAGTATATGATGCTTTAGGGTTTAAAATGGATACAGTTAATGCTCCATCTTGTCATTGGTATAGTGCAAAAGAGGGTAAACATATTACTGATAATTTATTGCGTATGCAAGGGTATGATAGACTTTTCAAAGAGAATCATGGTAAAGGTACATCTAATGAAGAATTAATTTTAGCTAGGGGATATTTACCGGTATATGATTGTGGACAATCTACATATGTCTATATTAATAAAAAATAACAAATAAAATTAATGTTTGCTATATATAGGAGTGGATATATTAATTTTAGAATTTGTAAAATAGTTTGGATATATTGATTTAGTTTTGTTAGTCAATATATGTTACTGAGGATGTATAGAGTTCTATTGAAGTATTCTATATATCCTTTGTTTTACAATTAGAGAAATAGGAGATATTGATGGGTTTAGAGTTATACAATACAACTAAAAACACAATTCGTATTCCTGAGTACAATTATAATGGCACATTGGTTTTTGCCCCTAATGAAGCAAAACCTTTGGATAGTTTAGATAAGGTTGGTTTCTTCCGTCCTTATGCTAGGGCTGGTATTATTGTGAGGAATAGTGATGTTGATTTAGGTTTATCTCAACGTACTATTGATGACATTAATCATGCTAAAGAGGAATTAAAAGGTCATGTTTCTAAAGTAGCTGATAGTGTTGTTGATGGTGTTAAGAATGTTTCAGATAAAACTAAAGATGCAGTTAAATCTGTAACTGATAATGCTGGTAAAATTGCTAGTGATGTTGTAGAAGATACAGTTAGTGATGTTACTGAAAAGGTAGAAGAAGTTAAAAAATTCACTGCTGATTTTCTTGATACTTTGACATTAAAAGAATTGAAAGCTACTGCAAAAGAAGTAGGTGTAGATGCTGATAGTGTTAATAAAAAAGCAGATGTTAAAGAAATGATTCTATCTGCACAAAATAAAAAATAGAATTATAGAAGGTGAGTAGTCATGAGTAGAATAGACGATACTTTACTTGTAGATAGTAGTTCATTTAGTAATGACTACATGGAATCACTTTCAAAAGAACGTAGAGATATTATTGAGGATTGTATGGTAGCTTTAGGCTATCCTGTAATTACTTTGTATATAACTCAACGTCAGATAGACAGGTTAATAGATTTTGCAACTCGTAGGTGTGAGAGTAAGGTATCATTACCATATTTAGCAACATTTAGTGTAGGAAATGGTGTTGTTGATGTTAGTGGTTATGATATGTTAGCTGTTAGACAGATATATAATGGAGTTGGTAGTGGGATATCTACAGAAAATGCTAATTTAGTGGCAAACCCTGATAGTCCTAATAGTGGTTGTAATATTTCAATGAGTAATTGTGATATTTGTAATAAATTATGTCAGTATCGTGGTATGCAATCTTTAGCTGGTTCATATGGTACAAAAGG